CCGAACCATCATCCGCAAACACCAACACGTCACCCGTCCGAGGTGTCGCCGAAGTACGCGAACGAAAAACCAAATCACCACCCTTACCCACAAACAGTTGCCCCTGCTCCGACACCTCCACCAACTGCAAATACTCCAACGCATTCTGCCCCTCAAACACGTCAGAACATAAAAACGAATCCCCAACATCGACAAAGCGACGGTCTTCAGGCCACCGCACCGAATCCATATCCAACACACGACTCACCCTCGCCCCACTTAGCTCAGGTGTCGCCGTACCAGAAGCCACCACAGAAGTGCGAGCCAACCGGGTTAAATCATCCACAGCCCTCACCAAAGCAGAAGACCGACCGCCCGGATCATAAGAATAATCCCAATCCTCGACAACCCCCGTGAACTGCACAACCGACCCCGACGTCACACGAATAGCCACCCGAGGGATAGGGTCAATCTCCGTCGCACCAAAAGGATCAAAAAAGCGTGACTCGTTATTCAAAACAACACTCAGTGTTCCTGCAGAGAACCGGTCAAGCTGGCGGTTCTTTCCCCGCCGCACAGACACACTACGCACAAAACGGCTCACATCATAAAAAAACACTCCACCCAAAGGGAACTCTGTGTTGTCCAACACACCCGCAACCGGGTCGTCCAGAATAAAACCGCGCACACGGCCCACCTCGACCGTAGTGTCATGCATTAGACACCCACAAACACACGGCCAGAAGAACGCTCATAAGTTTTAATTGCAGACACAATCTGCTCCCCCAACTGTGCCCCACTCGAACCCATCCCCGCATTCACCGTAATGTTGTACGTCGCACCCATCGACCCCATCCTGTCCAACGGAATAACAGCCTCATCCTGCCCACCCTCACCAATGTTCGCAATAATTCCGCCAGGTCTTGCCTTCACAATCCCACCATCAGCAAGCCTCGGCAAATTTAGTCGCGGCACTGTAGGAATGTTCACCCCAAAATTGAGCGCAGGACTAAACCCTGTAGCAGGAACAGACACACTAATTTTATTCAGCCCACGAATAATGCTGTTTATCCCGTTGATAAAAAAGTTGATGAACGTTTCCCACATGCCGATATACCCGTTGATAGTTGCCTTAAAGAATTTGCCCACCGCCTCCAACACAGTAAAAAACCCATCCTTAAACCCAGACCAAGACACCAACAGAAAGTCTGTGAACGCCCCCCAAATTTTCTGCCCTGTTTCCGTCAACGTAAAGAACGCGACAAGCCCCGCAATAAGGCCAACAATCAAAGTGATAACAAGACCTATCGGGTTAGCCTTAAGCGCAGTGTTGAAAGCGCGCGTTGCAACAGTAGCGACACCCTTAGCCGCAGCGAATCCGAGCGTTGCAAGTTTAGACACACCCAAAACCGTGTTGAACAGTTTGACACCCAAAACGAGGGCACCAATAGCAATCGCCACATTAGCAACCACCACAGCGTTCTCCGTAAGGAAAGCTGTAAAGCCAGCCAACACGGGAAGCAACGCATTGATGATCATCATAAACACTGGCAGCAACTCGATAGCCAACTGAAGCACCGTAGCGGCAATCTGAACCATCACCGGCAGAATAGGAATCAGTTGCGTAATCAAACCCGGGAGGGCAGAAACCAGCTGGGTAATCGTTGGAGTCAAAGCTTTGAACGCAGGGATAAGCGCATCACCAACCTGCTCGATGACAGGCTTCAAATCCTCAACAAGAGTCTCCATCGTTGGCCCCAATTCGGTGCCAATAGCAATACCCACATCGTTCACAAAACTGCCAAGAATCCCTAACTGTGCGCTAAACGTTTGCAACTGCTTACCGGCAACGTCTTCAGCAGTCCCGCCCGCATCTAGCAATGCCTTCTCATACTCACGGATCGCTTCAGAGTTGCCTAGCAACGCCAACGTACCGTTAAGGGTTTCCTCCGTATAGCCCAGCTGTGAAAGTTTTGCCCGCTGCTCCTCCGTAGACAAACCATTAAACGCGGTTTCCATATCGCCGATGATGTCGGCCATGCTGTTGAAGTTTCCTTCAGCATCGAAAACCTCAATACCCATTTCCTTGAACGCGGCAGAGTTTCTTTCCGCACCTTGAGTCATACCGCGAAGGGTTGCGTTGAAAGTTGTTCCAGCCTCCGACCCCTTGATGCCCTGGTCTGCAAACACAGCCAAAACCGCGACACCTTCCTCGGTCGCAATCCCCAGGTTGCGCATCGACGCGGCAGCCTTGTTCGTGAGAGCCTCGGAGAACTGTTCAACAGAGGCGTTCGCTAAAGTGTTCGCCTTAACAAGAATGTCAGACAGTCCGGCCATGTTGGCAAGGTTCTCAGCGGCATCATCAGACGACAAACCCAACGCAGACTGTGCGTCAGTAAGAAGGTCAGTCGCCGTAGCCATATCAAACATGCCCGCCTGCGCAAAGTTTGCCATGGCAGGCAAAGCGGCAATCGAAGCCTCAGCATCCAAACCGGCAGACGCCAAAAAGAAGTACGCTTCCGCAGCCTGCTCAGCACTAAACGTAGTCGTCTTAGCAACCTCACGGGCAGCATCAGACATGTCATTACGCAACACATCCGACACATCACCCATGATCGCAATCGACTTGTTCATTGCAGAATCAAAATCGGCAAACGCCTTCACCGACGCAATACCGATACCAGCCACAACCGCAGTCGCCCCAGCAATCGCCTTACCGATACCGGAAGCAAAACCCTTCAAATCCTTTTCGGCCTGCCGCAAACCTTTAGGGTCAGACCGGTAACTGATAGGTAAAACAATAGGCTTAACCATTAGCTCCCCCTATTCAGTTTCGCAATAAACTTATCGATGGAACCGACAGCTATCACAACAATTCGCGGCATTTGGGTTCTAAAAGACTTGAACACAAACCTTCCGCCCTTACCGTCCAAAGGGTGGCGGCGTTGCAGATTCTCAATCATTGCCCGGCCTGACGGGGTAAAGCCTTTACTACGGGAACCTGCGCGCTCCGTAATAGACAACAAACGTGCAAACGACGCCTCGCCCTTCACGTTGATAAGCGCCAACGCTTTCCCCGGCTTAGACATAGAATTAGTGACAACCTTGCCCGAGACAGTCCCCCACCGTGGAGCCATCCCCGACAACGGTGCCTGCTTAGGAAAATCGCCAACAATGTTCGAAACCACAGGATTCAAGTTGCTACGCAAATCCTTAGCCAACTGTGACTTTAGAGCAGGCTCAACCCTGTTCAGGATTGCGCGCACCTCAGCAAGTTTCTGCGGTGTCAGCTTCATATCAATGTTGACAAAATCTTTACTCATCCGCGAAACTCCAATCAGAACAATTCTACCGCTTACCCGGTTTCCGCTGACTAGCCTGCGACTTCGACACAAGATAACGGTTCATCGTCCACAACATGCGCGAATCCAAACCCATCAACTCCGTAGGGCTCACCCCAGTCTCACAAGAAATAGAAGCGATAAGCCAATGCATCGACTCATCACCAAGCCCAACTATTCTTTTGGGTCAGCCGCCGAAACCATATCCACCAAGTCAAGCCACTTATCAAACTCGAGCGCCGTCACATTAGTGCGTTTCTCAACATGCCATGCAAGAAAAAACAGGTGTGTCATGCGCACGTTCGACTGTAAAGAAGCCATGCTCAAATCGAAGCGTTCCTCGAAAGCCACAATATCTGCAGCCTTCCCGGTCACGTCATGAGTTGTGCCGTCAACGAAAAGAATCTGTAGGTTGAAATTCATAGGTTATGCCGTTCCTCTAGTAACAACTCCCGAAGCCAACGGCCACGAAATGGACAGGGTAGCAAGATCGCCGATCGAGCTCGCCAGCGGGCTATATTCGGTGCAAAGGAACACACCAGAATAGGAAGGGTTAGTCGCTGATACGACGGAACCACGAGGGGAAACCGTCACGGTAGCGTTCGTGCCCAAAAGTGGGAACAGGGTACTGTCCACGCTTGCGGCCCCGAAATCTTGATGCCAGTCAAGCGAAATGCTTGCATCTTTCAACCCTGCAATACGCTGCACAAAGCTATCGCCGAACGCGGTAACCTCCTGCTCGGCAGCGCTAATGTCGAAAGTAACTGCAGCAATGCTTGTGCTGAAATTAGTCCCGTTGATTGTGATGTTGTAATCAGTAGCGACAAACTTTGCCACGTTATTCTCCTTCTTAGTCTGCGAACACAGTGACAGCGAAATCCGCTGACAAATACGTTATATCTCCTATTGTAACGGACTGCACGTTACTCATCTCAGTAACCCTTACGTCATACGCGCTACCCGCCAAAGTTTTATCTGACTCCACCGCAGCCTTCACCGAACGGTCGCCAGTACTAATCAAAGCGTCCAGATTCTTTTGGGCACTCGCTGTGGCAAGACGACCAAAAATGACGGTCACAATAAAACTGTATTCGACAAGTCCACGCTGGAAAGACTGATCGTACGAAACAGACTGCAACTGTACAACGGCGGCAGGCATTGCAGGATTGTCAGGAATGTCTGCATAGGTTCTTATCCCGCTGATACCGCCCAGGTTGGTTGCGAGGGCTGTGCGCATCTCTGTGATGCTCACGCCATCCTCACCTTCCGGTACGGGTCGATAAGTCTAGAAACGTCCGGGTCTAAACGGCCAACCCTAATCACTCCGACGTCGCTAAATCCTAGGACACCGGTAGGCGATTCATACCTTTTGTACGCCCTGAGGGACGCCAAAATTGTTGCCTGTTTGATAGCGGTCGGAATAGTAGCAAAACCAAACACCCCCACAATCTGAACTGAAGCCTGCCCCGCATTGATATCGCGTGGCTCATAGATAGGCCACAGTTTAGAGCTGATAGCTCGCACCCGTGTCGCCGGTGTTACAAGACCACCCACAAGACCATTCAACGGTTCCAGCTGATAGTCCGTAGTCGCCCAAGTTTCATCAAAACCGCCCTCACCCGTAGTATCACTATTGATACTGGACACCGAAACGATGTCGTCCGTTTCGAGCAGAAAAATGTTGTGCGGAATATAGACTCTTGTCGCTGTGCCCGAACTGTAAAAAACGCGTTCACAATATGCGTCAATGTCGCGGGAGGCAGACTCCACCGCAATCTCCAACAAACCATCATCAATATCGTCAGTGATGCGGGCCGCAGCCTTCACATCAGCGAGCGTCGCATACCCATTCACAATCGCCAAAATAAACCTCCAGCTACCATTCTACCGGTTGACCTCCCACCCGTTCTCACGCCTCCGAGTGACATCCCAAAACCCTGCACTGTAATCGCCTCGAGCAACCTTTTCATCAAACAGTTCCCGATTGCTCACAAACGTCCGACTGTTTTCTTGTGCGAAGGTTGCATCGGATTTTATTGTCGAACTGTTTTCATGATCGACCGGAAGGTCAAGCTTCACGATAGGAACCCCAGCCTGCACACAACGACGCTCATAATCTGTATCCTCAAAATATGCGGGAAAGAACCCCTCATCGAACAAACCCACACGCCCCGCAGCCTCCCTACCGAGCGCAAACGCCTGCCAATGAGGAAACATACCGGCCAAAGTCACATCGCCCCTACCGGCCTCACAGAGCTTCTCAAGGGCACCCGGTCGAAACACGACGTCGTTAGACGCAAAAAACCATCGTTCAGCATACGGAAACGACTTCACCCCCAAATTCCAGGAACCCGCCACCCCCAAATTGGCTGGCATCGGCAGATAGGTTGTGTGCTCCACCACATCAGGAATATCAATCTCCACATCATGCATCACAGTTGATGCACCATTATCAATCACCAACAGGTGAGCAACCGGGAAGTCAATGCTCGCAACCATCCGTTCCAACAAGTCATAGCGGTTCAGCACCGGCACAATCAGGTTCTCAAGCATCCCGCCCCCTCAACCAAAACTTAGGCCCGTCCAAGAACGCCTGCGGAATATCGGTAGGGCCGCACTCTGTCAACCATGCGCCAGACTCGACCGCGCGCCCTTCACGCCAACATTGGGCCACCCATTCCGGCATGTCAAGCCTCACCAACTCTTGATGGGAAAAACCTGCCCACTTTGCCAACAAGTCTTCGAGCGACATGAAGGAAGACAAATGCCAGCCAGACTCCACAACAGGCAACCCGCCACGACCCTGCCTCACCGTAGCCACGTCACGACCACGCAAATCGGCAAACAAACCCGAAACACCAGTCAACTCGAACTGCTGAAACCATTGTGCAGACATCTGATATTTAGCCATACGCCACACACTCAAGGCAACAGTCTCACGAATTTTCACCGGATCCGGTATCTCGTCCACATCAAACAGTCCCACGACCGCATCATCAGGGACACCCAAACTATCCAACAGGTCAAACCCTGCCCTACGTTGTGCGAACTCGTTATCCCAAGGGTTCGCTGAAGTTTCCATCACCACCGGCACATACACCATCCGGTCAGACAGCGCTTGAGGAAGGTCAGGTTTGCCGTGAGCCCGCGGGATGCCCGTAAACGTTTTGTCGCCCTCGACGACCACCGTTATGTCTGCACCCAAAGTTTCCATTCGTGCCTGCAACATGTCACGCTCGCCCGCAAACATCACAACGTCAACTAGCAAAATAGTCTCTCAGGAACGGCATCCACAACCCATCCCACACAGTCTCCACATCAAACTGCAAAGCAAACTTTCGAGACACCGCACTAAAACCCTGCCCCACATCATAAGCCTGCACCAAAGCAGACACCACCGACCCAACCAGCGGCACCTGAAAAAAAGCTTTCTGAGGTTCATCCCAAAACGGTTGCCCCTCAACAAGGAACCCATCATCAGCAACAAGGTCAGCGGAAGCCGCCCACCCCGACGCAATCACCCTCGTCCCACACGCCTGCGCCTCCACAGTAGGAACCCCAAACCCTTCCCCATACGACGGGGCCAACAACACATCAGACGCCGAATAAATACTTGCCAACCGTTCCTGCGAATACCCCACCCGCAACTGATCACGATTAGCAAACGTAATTTTACTCACAGGAATACCGACCGCCTTAGCCAAAACACCCAAATCGAAACCGCCCGAATTAGGTGCAGGGTCAGCATGAACATACAAATGTGCGCCAGGACGTTTCTCCAAAAACATTGCAAACGCTAAAAAGTTTTCCCCAAAAGCTTTCCGATGCACACGCCCATCAGCCTTATTCGCTGCCACCATCGACACCAAAAAAGTGTCGTCAGGGACACCCAAAAAGTCGCGCCCCGAAACCCCATCAACCTTGCTCGTACGCTGAAACACTTTCGT